AAAGTAATGCGAATACGATTTAAATTTTAAAGACAGATAACAAGACTACGCTTCGAAACCTCCTTCGGCACCATGCACACCAGGATTGGCGGTAGGTGGAACGTTGGTCAGCCCGTTACGAAATCTATTAAAATAAACAGATAACCTAGAAATACTAGGTAAACTACGAGTACTTTCTCTAGTACCATCAACACGATAAAAAACAAGAGTAACTGCCCCAGTAGTAGTAAGATATATATAACATAAACCACTAGAAGCAGCACCATGAGCGATTTTCCAGATTCTGGAAGAGTTGCTACCATGAATGCACTCCAAAGGACATGGCAACATTGTATAACCAGGGACGACATAAGCAGTGGGTAAGATAAAACCTCCAACCAGCGTGTCGCTCTTTTCGACAAGATCTGTAACACTAACATTATAATTAATGTACAACTCATTATTTGGCAAACACAAGTGATTACCTGGATCCTTTCCAGGAACGGGATTCCCATTCCTACACTTATGACAATGAACGTTACCAACTAAAGGAAATGATGATCGTGCTGTATTCATGGGGATGGGGGATCAAGAATTACTGGTGATGTAGTTGGAACAGACGGTAAAGTTAAATAATGTGACTGTAACTGAGTAATCAATGGCAAAGCCAAACTTTCTTCTTCCTCATCTTCCATAGAATCTATGATATGTGGAATTTTATAATCTTTAAACATAATATGAATTAGATTAAGTACAGACTCATTGATATCACCATAGCGAAAATCACCATGCATGGAGCTATTCTCTACAAAATCCTTATATCCCATAGACCTCATGGCTTTTGCCATATTATAGAGTGGATATATCCAACCCCAATCTATATTAAGACCTTGTCCAGCTCCAGTCCAACCAGTTATCCGGCGAAATTCAACTCCTCCAATTCTCACGCGAGTCGCACGAGTAGAGTAACGAGAATCCTGCCAATCAACTTCTTCTTCCATTGTAGGTTTAACCCATCTAAGTCCAGATCTTGGTTGGTATGTAGGAAATTTCACTCTCTTTCTCTTAATCACAAAAGCCATCTTTAATATCCTTGGCAAAGCCAATCAATAATCATCTGCACTAGCAATATTTAAAGCAGGCCGGCCTGTTGGAGGTTGTAATTCTTCAGAAGTTTTCCAATAATCCAAACCACCATTAAAGCCATTCAATTGAAAATCTCCACCAGCTGCACAATAAATTTTAACAGCTCCAGAGAAAAATGCATCCCACCGCAAAATAATATAACCATTATACTTACTTTGAGCAGGGAATTTCTTTTGTGTATGTGTTAAATGAAACCACTCATAAAAACCACGCATCGGAACATCAAACTCATATAAATTATTAACATCAGCAGACATTGGTATCTCTTGGGTATTTGTATTTGTCATAATATCAAAAGAAAAACCATAATTATTGAACTCTGTATTAATACAATGACCAACCGTCAAAGATGTTTCTTTTCTATTAAGAGCGCTTTCTGTGACTACTTTAAATTTCAAAGTACCACGCCACAATGCGTAAACTCTACTAACATGTGTAACTGGATGCAAATCACCAGAATATAATGGTATTAACTTTGGATGCAAAGGTAACAATGGAGTCACAGGAAATACAAAATGTGTACAATCCAATGCAGTGTAGTATGTTCCCATCTCAAAAAAATCCTGGGTCAAAGTATGTAAAGACAGGTGATGTTCAGGACGAGGAAAAGGTAACTGATAACCCAAGATAGTTTCTCTTTTAGCCATCGGGGGCACTGTATCTCCTTGTTGTGTGGATAAACTATTGGCGGGTGAACCGTTCCTAAAAAATTTAGGTGGAAGTGATGATATAGACATATGGAAATTTGCTTCAGGACAAACAAAAACAAAACCATTAACGACAACTAATCCTCCCTGTGCGGATCGCAAAGGTTGAAGAACAAAAACATGTATTCTTCCATTACTAGTAACTGGTACACCATGCATCAATTGTTTATGATGTATAGGTGCGCGTACAACATCCATCATAAATGGCACAGTAAATTCATATTCATGCCTCTCTTTCAAATCCATTACTTCATAAGTATAATTTTGATAATTATTAAATACTTCACTCTCGCTATCTGTATATGGATCATATACAATCAATAAACGACCAGTCATCATTTGTGTAGAACCAACAACAAGTTTGAATTTCAAATCTCCTTGCCAAGCACAAAAGAGCAATGACATATAACTTAAAGTATTTAAATTTATTACATTAGTACCTGTTTGATTTAAATTCATATTAAATGGGTGAACACCATATCTCCGTAACAAATGACCTCGGGGATTTTCAGATGACCATGTAAAGATTCTATGCATGGAATATCTATAAATAATTTCTTTGCCCCAGAGATCCTCCTGATTCTCTCTATCTCCAAATAAATATTTAGAAGGACGAGCACTATTAAACATATCTGAGGGCATACCTATACTTTGGGGATCGGCTCGATCCACTATAACATTATTCTTACTAGCTCCGTAACCAAAAGTTTGAACATTCGTGAATTTCACAGAAAGTTGCCAAGTAACTGAGCTCTCAGGAGGTGTAACTATATAGCCAGATCTACTGAGCCATAATATCCCCAATTTTCGGGGAGAGAAATCAGTATTAACTCTTCCAGTGAGGTAAGGCATTATACTTAGGAAAGGAATATGCAGTTCAACATCAGAATCTTTGCTCAAGTCCAGCCAAACATTTTTCATATTTGTCCAAGATGAAGTTCCTACTTTGGGCTCTTGCATCTTATTCAACCTATGACAATCAAAATGATCAAAACTCAAACAAAGATGACCTCCAAATGAAATGGTACTATTCACACTCAAAAGAAAAGTTGTATCAAAATTATACAAAGGAAATCTTGATAAGAGTTTCCAAATGCTAAAGCCATCCTCCACTTTCATCTTTCCAGGCCAATCGTAATTGTTTACCAAATGAAGACCTTCTCCAGATGCTGATCCAATCAATTCACCATTATCTAGTGGCCAGATTCTACCCACTATTTCTTCAACCGTCCATGCACTCCTATCTAGGGTAGATGAACGGCCTTCCTCAACAACGATTCGTTGTCCTACAAAACCAGTGTCTTGAGCTGTCTCAGTATCTAAAGTAACATAACCAACTTCAGTATTAATCTGCACGTTTTTGGAATCCATATCCGTAAATCACGTATTTATGATCACTCAAACCTTTCTTATCAATGCCAAAGGCAATCTTAGTATCAAGTACCTTCACACGGCAATTATTCCGATAATAAGCACTATCAGGAGATGATCCAATTTGATTAACAAAAGTCTTATCAGCAACAGCTTTCCTCAAAGTTGGATAATGTATGTTCGAGCAATACAAGTCACCAAAAATTATATCAACACCTTTCTTCAAGAGACCTTCAATACGCTTTTCTTTTCTAGAATTTGTATCTTCATGCTTAAAATGGCAGTGTGCGAATCGCATACCATCTTTGCAGTCAAAAACAGCCTCAAAATTATTAGGATGTGAAACTTGAAACCCATTCAAATCTTTCCGAATTAAAGTTACTAAATTATATTTATTTTTATTTTCGTATAAATCATAATTAACTAATTTACGCAATACTTCAACATCAGTAGGAATAAGCTCTTGAAATCCAATTATCTCAGGGTTTTCTTTTAAAATTTGAATCACATGTCCTGAAAAATCAGCATCAGTTCTCTCAATATCATTACAAACGTTGGATGACACAATTTTACCTTCTTGCCTTTTATCACAAAATTCTTGATATAAATCACCAAAACTCATTGTAGGAAAAGGTCCAATTTTAGCCATCTGACAAGCATTGCGGAGTCTCTCACGCAAATCATTGAAATATGTTTCACCATGATGCATTGCATCACGCAGGGATGTCCGAACATTATCAAGAGTTTCAAAAACGCCTAATTTCTTACGAGTCCATTGCGGGCGCTCTTCTATAGAACTTTGTTCAAGGGGAGCAAAGACAAATCCTGTATCAGGATCCACTTTAAATTCTCTTTTCAAAAATGTAAGATTATCAACATCTTCATATTCCTCACAATTACTTAAATCGTTCTTCTTTGCATCAGTCATGATAATTCCATACTTTCTCAGAAATGTAGCAATCGTTCGCAAGTTGAACCAATCACGCACTTCTGGCTTCACAGATATGACATTGTCATCACCATAATAAACACCAACCACATATTCATCAAAATTTTCTTGAGATATTAAATCTTTAGCATATTGTCGCGCAAGGTGCATCCAAGCAAAACGAATATAAATTTCATTGACTATAGAATTCACAATTGCAGTAACAGACACTCCAGAAGCCAATCCTCGACGAAGAAGTACCACTTTACTACCAACAATAGTTAAACGCGAGTACATTTCATTAAACAAAGTCGCTCTTGCAAGCGCATCACGATCTCCAGTATCACAAACAGAATTCATAACTCTACAAGCAGCGTCCAAAACAGTACCATCTTGCGTTGAATCAAACGCAGAATAGTCACAAGCAAAACCATAAGGGGAATTAGCTTTCAAACGAGCAAATAAATGATCCCATTGTGGTGAATCACAATTAATTCCAACTTGAGGACCTAATTTCTCACGATTTTTCATCATGGCAACACAAAAGTCTAACATAAACATCCTTGAGACAATAATTGTTGCAACATCAGCAATAGAAAATAAGCGCGTCTTCACAGGATTAATCTTCTTGGGCTTCAATCTTTCATCTTTTAAACACTCAAAGAACAAACTTGCACTTTTAGCTCCAGCACAAACACAATCATATTTATGTTGAACAGCCTCACGTAATTCATCACACATCTCATACAAGGGTGCTCCATTACTTTGTTCTCCAACAACAGTGAACATGGATTTCTTACCATCTTTTGTCTTGATTTTCAAGCAAAATGGCCATCCAGCAGAAGTTTTCATATTTAAACCTTCCATGTAATCTTCAAAAGCTAAACCATTAACAGCAACATCAGCAGAAACTTTTCCAAACCCATCTCTTTGCTTACCAATTTGATTTTTGATGAGTTCACCAAGATAATCTGCAATAATATTTAAATCACGTTTAGGCAAATTAACACCATCATGTTCATATTTCTTAATACCCTCCAAAAGTGGCTCAATTCGCTCAACATTTCTTGGGTCATCAATTGACAACACAGCATTATCACGCACAGAATCATATCCAGTCAAACCATACAACTCGCTATGAATAATAGCAGATTTGTCAGGAATCGTGGGACAATCCATTTCTCGCATAAAACCAGTATCTACAATCTGATTACGCATATCAGGTTTAAATTTAGGGGCTCGCATACAACCACTAGCCAAAAGTTTCTCAACAGGTGGAGGACCAACATTGTGAGGATATTTACCTTTCCAAAACCGATCATTTAATATTTGTTCAAGCTTCTCCAATTTTTCTATATTCAAAATTTCAGAATAACCTCGACTATCACCTTTATGGTAGCCAGCGATATGAATGCCAATCAATTTTTGAGTTAAATCTGGATTCAATCCAACTAGAGCAGCTCCACAATCACCAGGGGTAGTATTCATGAAATATTCATGTCCTTTCAAAATATATACCATATCATCAAAAGCAGCCTCTTCTGGAGTCATTCCTCTCAAAGAATATTTTCTAGTAGTAAAATTTGGACCAACATTAGAAGTATGTCCAACATGCAGAATCAATCGACCAAAGGCAACATCGCGGAATGCAGGCATCATAACACCTTTCAAATCAGCATTTTTAACGGCTTCCTCGCCAGAACCAATGTATTTTCTCAAACTTGGGAAATGAGGTATACTGGAGGGAATTTCCCAAATAGCAATATCTCTATCAGGATGCATTACAACTTCATTTTCATAATATTTAAACTCATATATAGTTTCTTTAATTTGCAAAGTTATTGCTGCACCATTTTCAAGTTGCTCTCGCTTATAAAAGAAAAAATGCTTAGGCAAAATTGCTCTATTAGGACCAATCATTATAATATGCATAGATCCAAAACGACTAGTTATATAACCAGTGTTGTTAAATATCTTCTTAAAGCCAAATTCCCAGCCTGCAGGATCTACAGTGCCTTCACGTTGAGCATCTTCAAGTTGTTTCTTCAAGGTCTCGTCGATATCATACAAGGTTGAACTCAATCTCAGATGTGTAGAAATGTCGCTCTCCAAGATTTCAATTTCTTCGGGAAACTCTACGCTCTTAGTTAACAATGTTTCAGAGCGAATGTCTTCAGCCAAGAAAACAAATTTATCGAATTTGAAATCTCTTTTAGCCAAAATGATAGAATCAAATTTAAAAGTACACTTGAAATCACGTATCTGATAATCACCTCTTGGAATCAAATATTTATTATCTTTTGTACAAGATAAGACGCGAATCGCATCTTTCGTGACAGCATCAAAATTTTTAACACCACCACCTTTCTTGAAGTAATAACATTTATCCTCAAAGGTACGACCCTCGAAAACAATTTTTTTCACATTAGGATCTCTATTAACTTTCTCATTAGAATAAGGATCTTTGGGTTGCTTATGAGTGCGTCTCACACGAGCTTCAGAAATTATTGGTTTATCATCTTCAACAAGAACTTGTTCTTCATTATCAACTTTAACTTTCTCTACTGGTTTGCCTTTAGCAGTCCATCCTTTAATAAAAGATAAAACTCCATAAGTTATAGCAGTTCCAGCAATAGCTCCAATAGTACATTTAGTAGCAGGGGAAAGCATACTCAAAAATGGTTTAGCTACTTCTTTAACTTCAGTTTCAAGCCATCCCAATCTACGAGCTTCATGCAAAGATTCATACTTATATTTGTGCTTAAGAATTTCAAAAGCAACAAACTTCTGTACTGCAGACATATTATCAAACAACACGTGGAAATAAGTATCATTTTCAGGGTATACAAATTCTTCATCTTCATTTACTCTAACCTTATGAATAAATTGATTCACAGGACCCATCTCACGGGCATAAGTAAGTCTCATTTGAGCAATTTTCTCACCTTCTTCAACCATTTGACAATAATTTTTATAATAATAAATCACTCTCTTTTGATCTTCATCGGGAAAGGAAAGAAATTCCTCAGCATCAGCAGGATCAGCTATCATATAAAAATTTGGCTGAACTTCAACAATCTTCATAGCCCAATTTAACATAGGGTCTTCAGGAGTGACTTCAATGGCATCTGCCATTTCTCGTTGAGCTAAGTCATCTTTCTCAATGCACTTATGAGTAACAATTCTGAATTTGGAATCTTTATAATTAAATTTAGTTTGACCAGATGAACCTTCGAATTTCGAAAGTAATTCTCTCCAATTTTGTGAAAATTTGCATTCATTCATATCAACTGTAGCTTGTTTTCGAACATTGTACATCTCTTGATAAAATGGGAGCAAAGTCATCATAAGCTCAAAATAATCCATTCCTTCTGAAATACGATTTCCATCTAAAGGATTAAGTATAAAAAATCTTTTGCCTCTAGTAGGATTAGGTTCAAATTCGCCATCTTTTTCAACTTCAATTAAAATATCACGGCGACGATTAACAGCTCCAGAAAATTTAATATCTCTTGAAACAGTAAATAATTTCTCATTAGTGGTGGAAAAAATAAATTCACTAGTAAACATTCTTCCTTTGTCAGGAATAGCAGCCATATTAACTTGATGTGGAACAGATGATTTAAGCTGCAATGAATCAATAGCATCTAAATCAGTTTTCAAAGAATTAGCATCATCAATCATCATAGCATGTTGTCCACAGTAACCGGAAAAAAAA